CCACAAACGCACCGCCGTCCTCTTGAAGGTGCCACTGTGTTTGCCCGTTAAAGTCGTTGCCGGAAATCCAGAACGTCTCATTCGTGGGATCGAAGTAATGCGATCCGGCATAGGGCACGTTGAGTACGCCGTTCGGATTGCCATCGCCCCAGTACAGGTGGCCAACCAGATCATTGAGCTGCTCGGCCGTGACAGCGCAGTAGATGACGCTGCCAGCAGTCCATGCCTGGTCGAGGGTGCCCTCCAGGCCACGAGTGAGCGTGGCGCTGCCGGCGATCACATCGGCATCGACAATCTCCCAGCGGGAGGCCTCCGCGTCACTCAGCGTGAGCCGGTAGTAGCCATCTGGCAGGGCCAACTGGGCAGTTGTAGCGCCCTGCGCCAGCTCGATTGGGTCGCGGTAGTTATTGATGTAGGCCATCACAGCTCCAGCAGATCGTTGGGGATGCCGACGCGGTAGAGTCGGTCGGTTTCCAGTTGGCGTTCGTCTCGATCCTCGGCTGCAATCTCGTCGGTCACAGTCTCGATCCGGCGCGGGTACATTTCGGTGCCGGGCGTGGTTGACGAGTAGTTGCCGGCAAAGCCTTCGAGTGCGTCGTTATAGGGCGGCGAGGAGATCCTGCCACCCAGCTGTGTGGGCAGGATGTTGGCCGGAGCTTCGCCACCGGGCGTGCCGCCGCCCGCAGCACTGCCGAGGCGTGGCGGCAGGGTCAGCGGATCACTCACGCCGCCGCCGCGCATCACGGCGATGCTGATCGTGGTGATCGCCTCACCGCTGGCCAGGTCGAACGAGTCGACGATGCGCCGGCATTTGCCGATGGCATGGGCGCCCTGGTCGTTGAGTTCCAGCGTGTGTGCCAGGTCAATACCCAGCGCCAGGCTGGCGGGCACCTGCCATGTGAGCGTGGTTTCGCGGTGCGCGGCGATGATCTCGGTTTGCCCGGCGCGCAATGCGACATTCATTGCAGCGGCGCGACGGGCATCGTCGGCCAGGTCGGTCGTGCCGCTGTTGCCACCGAGGATCGGTTCGCTCGTCCACTCGTCCGCGCGGTCGCTCTCGATATCAACGGTGTAGCCGGCCCGCTGGACGATGCGCGATGGCTCCGCTTCGCCTGCCGGCGTGGCTAACGTCAGCCGGTAGGTCTCGGTCACGGTCTGCACCCAGCGCCGCGCACCGACCCAGCTGACGCCGAGCAAGAGGTCGTCGAAGGTGTTCTGCCATGACACGCCGTCACCGCACGGGTTTGCCATGGTCAGCGGCAGCGAGTAATAGTCCGGGCTGATCAGCGTCTCGCCGTTGCCACTGGCGGCCTCCTCGATCATGTCCTTGGTTGGCAACTCGTGGCTATTGGCGCGCCACAGGCAGAAGCCGCCGAGGCCTGTTTGCCCCTCGGTCACAGGAGACTGCCAGCTGTAGTTCTTGTTGCGCTGCCACAGCCTGCTGTAGCGGTAGCTGAATTCGATCTCTACTCGGTTCGTGGTGCGATCAAGATCCGCCTGCTGCAGCTCCACGGTCTGATACAGCGTGGTGCCAGGCCCGTAGATGAAGTGCGGCGAAACGGCATACCAGCTCGTCACGCGCAGCTCGCCAGCCGGCGAACTGTCCAGGCTCACCGGCCGGGTGCTCAGCCGCTCCAGCGCATAGTCCCAATGGCTGCGCCCTTCCACCGGCTCGAACACATCAGCCGACCAGTAGCCACCAACCAGCGCGTCAATAGCCGAAACGGTCATGCCCTCTACGCGCTGCTGCAGCTGATCCGAGCATTCGCAGCTCAGTAGTCGGTTGACCGGATTCCAGTTTGCGATGCTGATCTGCCCGGTGTAGCGGCGGGCCTCGGTCGTGGCGCCCTGGCTCGTACTGATGTAGTCGATCGACACTGCTCGACCTTTCCAGTCCGGCGGCACCACGGCAACGCCCGGGGCAATGTAGAGGTCGAAGCTGGCAATGCCGGTCGCGCCCTCCTCCCGGTCAACGGTGACCGTGCCAGTCAGCTGAGCCGTGAGGTTCACGCCGCCAACCAGCACGCGCAGCGCCCACACGAACGACTGGCCGCGCACGATGTATTCGGGTTCGGCGGAAGCACTCGCCAAGCCGTTCAGCGGCGCGCTGTTGAGTGGCGAGGCGTTGAGCATTAGGTTTCTTCCCAGGTGATGGACCAGCTATGGCTGGCAGTTCCTGAATCCTGCGTTTCGGATGGCCGGCGAGCCTTGACGCTGTAGATCGGCATCCAGCAGACGCGGTAAAGCGTGGCGCCGACGACCGCCGTAACGGTAGCGACGTCGTCGGTGACGCTGCAGGCCGTGTTGATCCAGTCGTCACCGACCAGCGCCTGAGCCCATAGCGCGACGTCCGGCCGCGGCGTTCCGCGCAGCGTGTGTGTTAGGGCTGTGCCCGTCACGCTCTGCACCTTCGTGGACCGAAGCTCCAGCGGCTGGGTGTAGTCCAAGCCGTGAAGGCCTGGCGGCATCCAGCCATTCCCGCTGATCGTCCCGGACATCCGCTCCCAATGCGTCATTGATACCAGCGCGCCGTCGCTCATCCGCATCGACGTTTCACCGCCGATAGGCTCCTCGCTCAAAACCGGCGCGCCAGCGTGAAGCACGATCGGCACGCCGCCGAGCATGATTTGAGGTTGTGGCATGGTTAACTCCGGTGAGTGCGGCCGAACTTCTTGGCGGCCAGGCGGATGCCATCTGCTTGACCCGCGTCAGCGAACACCTGGAACACGTCGCCGCCGAGGTTGATATCCAGCGAGCCCAGGCTGCGCGGGCCGGTGTCCAGGCTCGAAACAGTCCCGACCATCCCGCCATCGGCAAACCGAGGGATCGGGATGCCGCGGTTGAGTAGGTCGAGCGCGTTCTTGCCCAGCTTGCGCACCGCCGCCGCACGGATGACGTACTCGCCATTCGAGAGGAGCGCCGGGATGCTATCGCTGGTTCCGGTTCCGGGGCCGCTGATGTAGCCGCCAGTGGCGTAACCAGTCGGCTCGGGCCCAGGATCTTGCAGGGTGTAAGGCTGGTTGAAGTCGTACTCGGCGCCGATCTTGACGATGATTTCTCGGCTGGCTAGCGCGTCCAGTGCAGACTGAACCTGCGCCAACGCAGCGTCGTCCATCTTGACGCTGACGGGCATGTCCTCGAGCGCGGCGGCTGCCGACTTGAGGTTGACCATTTCCTGCTTGATGTCGGCGATCTTTTGCTCGGCGCGGCTCTGCTCGATGTCGTTTGCGGCAAGCTCGATGTCGCGCAGCTCGCCAATGAACCCTTCGAAACCGTAGGTGTTTGCACCTGCAGCGCGGAGTTCTTCCAGCATCTTCAGCGCGGCCTGCGCTTGCGCCTGGGCACCTTCAACGTCGCCGGCACGCAATGCCTCACGTGCGCCGACCTTCAGCGCCTGAGCATCACCGTAGGAAGCCTCGCCGCCAGCATTCATTCCAGCGATGGCTTCCTGATACCGCTTTTCGATCTCTAGGCGTTCGTCGCGAACCTTCTTCAGCTCGCTGGTGGCTTTTTTCTCCGCGGAAACGAGGTCTTTGGCTGCCTTTTCTGACGCCTTGACGAGTCGCTCCTGCTGGGTTTTCAGCTCAGCAATGTATTGGTTGCGCTCACTGACTTCCTTCTCGCGGGCAGCCTCTGCTGCTGCGGCCGCCACATCCGAAAGGAACTGCAGTTCGGCATTCAATCCGGACTGCTGCTCGACAATTGCCGCACGGAACGCAACCAGTGCGTCTTTCTTTGCCTGCAGCTCTTCGGGCGAGAACAACAGCCCGTCAATCGTAGTGCTCAGCCCTGTGCCTTGCAGGCTGCGGTCAAGATCGGCGATCTGTTGATCAACCTTGTCTAGCTCGGTGACCATGCCGGACGCATTGGCCGCCACAAAGGCAATGCGCTTGCCTAGATCAACGAACTCGGAAGCGCCCTCCACGGCCGTGCCGGCAAGAGTCGCCAGCGCTGATGCCAGCTTGACCAGGTTATCGACCACGACAGGATCGCCAAGCGTCTCGCCGAGGCTGTTGATCGCATCAATCAGCGGCTGCACGTTGGCCTGGCCTATTGCCTCATTCCACCGATCAGACAGGGCAGTCATGGCCCCGCCGATTGTTTCAGGCAGAGATTCAGCTTCAGTGCGCAGCACGTCCAACTGCTCGACTAAGGCGGAAGTCACCACGTCAGCGGTGAGCAGGCCCTGTGCGGCCATTTCCTTCAGCGCACCAACCGGAACGCCTAGCGAGTCAGCCAGCGCCTGCATTAGGCGAGGAGCCTGTTCGGCGACACTGTTGAACTCTTCACCGCGCAGAGCGCCAGAGCCTAGGGCCTGCGCAAATTGAATCACCCCATTTTCGGCTTCCTGCGCGCTTGCACCGGAGACGCGGAACGATGTTGCGACCGCCTCGGTTACAGCCAGGATGTCTTTCTGACTACGGCCTGCTTCTTTCAGCGGTCGGCTGATGCGCTGGTACAGGGTTGCCAAAGACTCGAGCGGGGCCTGCGTTGCAGTGGCGATGCGTCGCAGTTCGGACTGCGCGGTGTTGAACTCTTCCTGAGAGCTGGTCGCCAGCTTCAGGCGAGCATTCATCAGGTTGTAGCTGTCGGCCGCATTGGCGATGCCACGCACGGCGCCGGTCAGCGCGGACACGGAGAAGACGCCGATCAGCGCCTTGCCAGCCGTGGCCAGCTGTTTGTTCATGCTGTTTAGCTGGTTGTTTACTTCATCGAACGCTTTTTTCGAGTTGTTCTTGCCGTCGATGACTATCTCGGTCTTGACCTTAGCCATCAGGCGAAATCCTTGAGTAAGCGTTTGAAGTCTTCTGGCTTGGCATTGGCCGCACGCGCGGCGATCAATGCGATCCGGTTATCTGCGCGATCTTCTGCATCGATGGCAGCCAAGAACGTCTCGATCTGCCGCAGGCTGTAGTCCTGCACATCAGCCAGGGCATGGCCGGCGCCAATCAGTCGCTGGACGACGGAGCCCCACTCAGCGCCCTTACCATTGCCGGCAGGGCTTCGCCGAAAAAAC